TTGTCGTTCTTTATTTTCAATCCGCTCGCCGACTCGAAGCTGACATTGTATGGCGGGTCGGTCAGGACAAGGTTCGCCTTGCGCCCGTCCATCAGCTTGCGGACGGTGTCGGCGTCGGTGGCGTCGCCGCAGACAAGGCGGTGACGACCGAGAGTCCACACGTCCCCCGGCAAAACAAACGCCGCTTCCTCTAAAGCGGCGGTAAGGTCGAAATCGTCGTCCTGTATGTCGTTGCCGTCGGCGGCAAACAGCTTCTCTATTTCCTTCTCGTCGAAGCCCGTCAGCCCAAGGTCGAAGCCGAGGTCTTTCAAGTCGGCAAATTCCAAGGCGAGCATCTCCTCGTCCCAGCCGGCGCTGAGAGCCAGCCGGTTGTCGGCGAGGATGTATGCCCGTTTCTGGGCTTCGGTCAAATGTTCAACAAACACACAGGGGATTTCGGGCAAACCCTCTTCCTTCGCCGCCATGATACGCCCGTGTCCCGCGATAATGTTCAGGTCTTTGTCCACGATGACGGGGTTTACGAATCCGAACTCACGCAGGCTGGAACGCAATTGAAGAATCTGCTCCTTGCTATGGGTGCGGGCGTTCCGTGCATACGGCACGAGCCGGTCGATGTTTACTTTTTCAAACCTCTCGGTTGACTTCATTTCCTAAAACCCCCTGTTCGTGAGCAATTCGAGGAAGGCGTTCTTCTCCTCGTTCTGGTTGCCGCTGTAGCGGTTGATGATTTGCATAATCAGGTTGAAGTCGGCCTGCATCGCCTTGTAGTAGCCCTGACCCGCCGTGACGTATGGCGACAGCTTCAGTTCCTTGGTCATGCGGCCGATTTTCCTGTTCATCGCTTCGCAGGCGAGGAAGCCCTGCCTGTTCAGCACATAGTCGGTGATAGTCTGCGGAGCGACCAAACCGTCGCATCCGCGTGAAGTGATGTACGCTTCGATTTCGGCGCGGAGCGCGTCAGCGGACGGCACTTCCTTTTCGCACTCCTTCATCGCCATCGAGAAGTAGTCCGCCATGACGTTCTGGTACGCCACCTTCTTGATGGTCGGCTTCTGAGCCGCCGCGCCGTTTTGTGTTTTTCCTTCGAGTTTCTTGTCTATAGGGTTTTTCCGAGGACGCCCTGCCCCCGGACGATAGCCTCCGCTGGGCATAAGCGCCACCTCGCTTTGATTTTTGATTTTTTGATTTTTGATTTTTGAATAATTCACACGAAAGGCCGAGCGCGCTGTCCGACCGGGAAGCACCAGAGATGCTGACCGCCCCTTCCATCAATCAAAAATAGTCTCCCTCTCCGGCGTGGAGGCGGGAGTGGCATTCCGTGCAAAGAGCCACCATGTTATCCCAGTCGTTCGTACCGCCGTCGGTCAGCTTGACCTTGTGGTGCGCAATCGTCGCCGGAGTAAGCCGCCCTGAATCATTGCACATGACGCACAGCGGGTTCGCCGACAGGAAGGCCGCCCGTATCTGCTTCCACGTCCTGCCGTACCTCTTGTTGCTGTTGGGGTCGCGGTCATATTGGTTGTACCGTTTCGCTTCCAGCTTGGCGTGGGCGTCGCAGTACCTGCCCGTCGTCAGTTCCCGGCAGCCTTTATATGCGCACGGTTTTTTCGCTTTATATGGCATGGCAAAATATCTCCCCTCGAAAAATAAGGGCGCCGGAATAATCCGCGCCCGAAAAAAGGGCGTCCCCGAAATGGGGAAGCCCTCAAATTTTCTCGCCAGTATAATACTATCAAATTCCCATACTGCAAATCTATGTCTTTGACTGCAAAGATTTTAACAACGCCGGATTTGTTCTATTTCCCGCAATGCCTCGCCGTGCATATAGTACACTTGCCTGATGCTCCAGCTTATCTCCACGGCGATTTCCTCCCATGTTTTGAAGCAGAGGTAGCGGAGTTCCAACAGAGTCTGGAGTTCGGGGTTCTCGACGCACTTAACGACCGTGATGATTTCATGCTTCAGGTCGATTAGCCTGTTCAGGTCTTTGTTGATTTCCGATTCCAAATCCATCATCTTTACAATGACATCCTCCATGCGGTGGATGTTGCGCGTGCCTTTGCTTGGCGGCGTATCCGACAGGGTGGCGGTCGCTTTAGCGGCGAGATTCCGCAATGACTGCACCTGCTCGATTTTGCTGTTGATGCGTTGGTCTATGCGGTAGGCTTGGGACAGGTAGTCCTTCGCCGATAGGTTTTGCTTGCTCATAGGCTGTTCCTCCGATTATTTTAGTCCGCTCGGATTGGCAGCTTTTGACTCCATAGATTTTCATAGGTTTGCTTTGACCGCTTCAATAAGGGCGGTCTGCGTCCTGTCCTTCTCAGACAGGGCTTTCATGACGCGCTCGTCAATCGTGCCTTTGGCGATGATGTGGTGGACGACCACTGTCTCGGCGGTTTGTCCTTGCCGCCACAGGCGGGCGTTGGTCTGCTGGTAGAGTTCAAGGCTCCACGTCAGCCCGAACCATATAATCGTGTTGCCACCGCTCTGGAGGTTCAAGCCGTGTCCCGCCGAAGCGGGATGGATAAGCGCCACCGACAGCTCGCCGTTGTTCCATCGCTCTATGTCTTTTGGCTTGTCAAGCTGTGCGAAGGGGATATGCAGTTTGTTAAGCCTTTCAATAATCCTCGCTAAGTCATGCCGAAACCAATAAGCGACTAAGACCGGCTTGCCGTTGGCTTGCTCGATGAGGTCTTCCAATTCGTCAAGTTTTCGGTCGTGGATGTGCGTTACACCGCCGTCGTCGTTATAGACCGCGCCGTTTGCCATCTGCGACAGTTTGTTTGACAAAGCGGCGGCATTAGCGGCGGTAATATCATCGTTTTCAAGGTTCACGGTCAGTTCTTTTCTCAGGACGTCGTAATGCTCCCGTTCTTTTGACGATAACGACGCTTTATACTCCACCGCCAGCAGTTCCGGCATTTGCAGATGGTCTACGGCTTTCATCGAAATCGTGATGTCGGATATGCGCTCATAGATTTTGCTTTCGGCATTAGGCAGCGGCTTGTAGCTGAAGATTACCTGACCGTTTCGCTTATCGGGGACAAAGAATTGGTCTCGGTACTGCCCGATAAAGCGGTAGAGCCTTTGCCCTAAGTCCAGAAGCCTAAACTCCGCCCATAAGTCCATAAGCCCGTTACTGCTTGGCGTACCCGTCAGCCCGATTACCCGCTTCACGCCCGGCCTCGCTTTTATCAAAGACCTGAACCGTTTTGTCTGGTGTGATTTGAACGACGACAGTTCATCTAACACCAAGCAGTCATAATCGAAAGGCAGGCTTTTCTGCTCCAAGAGCCATACCACGTTTTCACGGTTAATGACGTAAACATCAGCCTTTTGCCGCAGCGCCGACATCCGCTGGGTTTCCGTGCCGGTCGCCACCGATATTTTGAGACCGTGGAGATGCTCCCACTTTTCGGTTTCCTGCTTCCATATGTTATTGGCGACGCGGAGAGGCGCTACCACTAATACCTTGCTGATGTCGAAGTAGTCGAACATCAGGTTATAAACCGCCGTAAGCGTTATCACGGTTTTGTCAACCCAAGCCCATATCAAGAAGAACAGCGGCTATCGGGTTCTTTTCAATATAATCGACAGCGAATTGCTGATAATCGTGCGGTATGAACTTCACTTGGCATCACCTCCCATCTTCTGGATGACTTGCGGTATTTGCTCTTTATCGTCTATCACAAACACCTGAAACCCCAACGCCCGTAACTGCTCATGCCGCCTTAGTTGCAACGCCCTCGGCTTTTTGCCTTTGGCTTTGACTTCGGCGAAAGCGGCATGACCGTCCGGCAGAAGGATTAAGCGGTCGGGCATCCCGTCAAGCCCCGGCGACACGAACTTCGGACACATCCCGCCTTGCTGTTTGACTGCGGCGGTTAAACGCCGCTCAATTTCCCGTTCTCTCATTTTTCGCTCCAATTTCGTAACACGACCTTAATGCGTGGCGTTGCGGAAATGCCGTATATATGCGGTTTCGGGGAGGTGGTGACGGATAAAGATGGCTGATACCAAAACCCCCTCATGAGAACACCTTTTTTTCACATATGAAACTTTAGGTTTATCCGTCTTTATCCGTCACCGTCAAAAAGGTAAGTCAAAATCCTCGTCCGCCGTAGTAGCCAAATTCCTATCCGGGGAGAGGTTTAGCCCGCTCCATTCCGCACCGGTTTTTATCTTTTTCCAATTGAAACCCGCCAACCGCAGCGCGTCGGCAAAGTCACGGTTGCGCCTTGCGTATTCGCCCGTTTCAAGCGCCCACGCCCGATAGGTCTTATAAAGCAGACCGCCCGCGCACGTTTCCTCGTCGCCCGTAACGCAGCACTCGGCAATAAACGCGCCGAGCCAGTCGTTCTCATCCTTGTAATTGTCCACCGCCTTATTGACCGCCGCGCAGTCGGGAAGTATATAGCCGTTTGCGATAAACATCCGCGCGCCCTCGACAATCCATTCCATGACCGCGCCGCCCGCCTTTTCAAGTAGCTGTTCGGCATAGTCTGTCTTGGGGTTCTTAATCTCGGCGTTAAACGGCGCTACCACTAACCGCCGCCAAGTTCCCCGGTCGTTGCTGCCGATTTTCGGCAGATGATTCGTATATAAAACCGTGCTGTGTATCGGCGTGAATGTAAACGGGTCGCGGTATTTGCGTTCGGCGGTAATGCTGTCGACCGAAGCTATCTGTTTCAGCATACTGCTCGATAGCCGTTGACCTTCCTCGGTTTCACTCGCTAATATGAACCGCTTGCCCATAAGTTCCGCAAGGTCGACCTTGACGTTTTTCGCCTTGGTGGTCAGAGCCTCGGCGGGTATCTTCCCGGCGTAATCTCCGAGAACCGCCGCAATCGTGTTGAACACCGTGCTTTTGCCGTTGGCGCCGGTACCGTAGGCGATGACAAGGGCTTCATGGTACACGCGCCCGACAGCCATAGCCCCGGCGAGGCATTGCAGAAACCCCGCATATTCGGTATCGCCGACGGTAACGTCGTTAATGCAGCTATCCCACATGGCGCGGTTTTCGGACGATGGAGACAGTTTTGTAATCTTCGTGCATTTACTTTCCGGCGTGTGGGGAGTGACTTCGCCTGTCCTTAAATTGATAATCCCAGCGGGCGAGTTCAGGTCAAAGGCGTTGGAGTCAAGTTCATTCACGTTTATCTCAAGCGCAGACCTCGCCAGTTTCAATACGCCGCTGACTTTGCCGTGTTCGCACATCTTCAAAGAGAACTTGTGGTACGCTTCGGCGGCTTTCAGGGCTTTTTCTGCCCGCTTGCTCGCGACGTCGCCGCCGCCGGTTTCGGCAAGGGCGACGTCGGCATAAGCCTTTTTTACTTCCTTGATTGCATCGTCAAGCACTTTTTTGGCAAAGTCGATATACCGCTGTTGTGCCTTAAGGTCGGACAACTCCCATTTGACCTTCTGCCAAGCCAGCCAGCCCGTGGCTACGGAGTAGCGCAGTTCCTCGCCGCACTCTCTCGCAAACGACTCCGCCATAGCGACGTCGGTAAACGCCGTGGGTTTGAGTTCACCCGCAAAGTCGCGCTCGGCGGCAAACGCCATATACTTCTCAATCGCCTCGTTACGGCAGACTTTGTTAATCTCTTCGGGTCGGAGCGGCTCGCCAAATGCGTAATCGTTTATAATCGGCAGCACGAACTTTATCTCCTCTGCGGTAAAACCGTTACGCACCAATATGCCGATGTGTTTGAACAAGGCGGCGTTTCTGCCGCTTCCGTCCGCCATATCCGTAAACTTCGTACCGCCGCGAATCGGTGACAGCCATTTTGGGTATTCGTCAAGAGGCCGGCTCTCGTCAAAGTCGCGCAGGATTTCACGCACGACGCCCGTAGACTTTAAGACGATGTACATATTGACGCCCGTGCGGACGTCGAAAGTGAAGCCAAGCGCGTCAATGGC